ACAACAACGGACAAAATATCAATTATATCCGTTCCTAAATCATACTCTCCGTCTGATTGTGTTAAAGAAAGCGTCCTTTGTTTAATGGTCCATTGGTTTAAACCACGGTTCGCCCACTCAGCTAACATAAGATTAAGAGAACGTCGTGCGGTTTTAAGGTCATAACCTGTACGAACCTCAAGACCGCAACGCTCAAAAGCTTCTTCTATGTACTCAACTACATCAAGCTCAAAATCTGTGCTACTGGATACAGCCATTACTTCTTACGAGCCATTCCGCCACCGCGCATTTTCTTAACCATGCCACCGCCACGCATTTTCTTAGCCATTCCGCCACCGCGCATTTTTTTGGGCATTGCCATCTTATTAACCATGCCACCACCCATTTTTCTCATTGGTTTCTTCTTAGGTTTCATTACCATGTTTTAGTCTCCTATATAAAGTTTCTCTCAGTTTAAATATCTCTTCAGCGTCGTACTCATTATTATATATCTTATAATAACCTCTTTTTTTCAATTTGTCTGCAGATTCATGCAATTTACTCAATCTTTGTACAAAGATAATAGCGTAAACTTCCTCTGTTAAATTACAAAAAGCACTATCGTCAACATATTCATTAGGAGAATCGTCAGGATGAAAGCCCATTACCCAGATATCTCTGTCACCAAATGCTCCCTTAGATATAGCTATATTCATATCATCTAAATATTTATGAAAGTTTTTAGCTTCTTTTGGAAACTTTTTATCAATTACAAGAACAATATCTACGTCATTTGGGAACTCAAAAACAGCTTGATATAGAGGTTTTTTGTATTTTGTGTCTTTAACAACGCAATCTACTCTGTTATCTTCCCATGCCTTTTCAGCATAGGGACATGGAGGTAAACCATTAAAATAATCTAAAGGTTTTTCAAGGGCGTGTTTTGACCAAGATCTTATTTCATCTAAGTAAACATTGTTCATGCGCTTACAGAACCCTTTGTATGTTTTCTTCGGTTATTCATAACTAAACCACAACCTCTTGCAACAACTCCGTCTTTCTTCTTGCCTTTATAGGGGCGTTTTGCTTTCATCTCACCCCCATAACGGGCAAATTTTACTTCCGCGCTCTTCGTGTTTTTGACAACGGTTTTGCCTTTACTACCTTCTCTTTTTTTCTTACGAGCGGTTGAGGCTCTTTCTTCTTTCGAAAGGCTTTGAGCCTTAGACCTTGGAAGACACCTGTCAGGATTTTTTTTATCCTTTGAAGTACCGCATTTACCTTTGATTTCACCATCTGTACCAATCCTTACCCAATTTTGTTTGACCCATTTCTTTAACTCTCCCATTATCGACCCTTTCTTTTACCGCCTTTTGATTTTTTAGCGTAATTAGGGTCCTTACAATACTTAGAGGCAGCTAAATTAGCATAAGCTGAAGGGTAAGTGTCAAAAGTTCTTTTTGCCCAAGCTTTTCCTTCTGGACAAATTTTACTTCCTTTTGACTTCTTTGAAGCTGCCCCTCCTTTTCTAAAGTAACTTACACCTTTAGGTATTTTACTTCTTGAAATCAACATCTCCACCTCTTTCTAGCTTGACGTAATCTACTGTTTGGATCTTTAGCAGCCTTTGGAAATTTTTTCATCTGTCCGGCTGATCTAGCGCAAAAAGATTTTCTTCTACCTTTTTCTGCTTTAGTTAAGTTTTTTTTCTTAGTTACGGCTGTTTTTAGTTTGGAACCGGGATTTTTTCTACGGTAAGCTTTTACGCCTGCTTCCGTCATCCCCGCCCCTTTTTCAGTAGCACGAAAGTTCTTTTTGTTTCTTTTTGGCATAGTAGTTTTTTTTCTTGTAGAAGACATTTAACCCTCCTAAAAAACTTTTAAAACACTAGCCATACTTTTTTCGCATATACAAAATAATAGTGTAAGTGTCTGCACTAGAATGACCCACGGTGGTAAACATGATATCTCCCGTGACTCCAGAACCTGCATTATTAGTTAATCCGCCAAAGCTAGTGTAATCGTGATGCCCACTTTGATTTTCACCTAATTCAATACAAAAAGCATCTGTGGTAGCATCAAAAAGAACTTTTACCTTCATGCCAATACACTGCCACCACATTTTTTCTATGACAACACCCGTACAAGTAAGACCGCTTGCACTATTGCTTAAAGCACTTACATCTACTTTTTTGACGGCAGCTTCGCCTGAACCATCTGAAACATTTGTAAATTTCATTACAGCAGTTTGGGGACCATCTATTAAGGTCTGTGAAGTAACTGCATCTGCCATTAATTTCTCCTAATGTATAGGTGAGGTTTTACCCTCACCTAGTTAAATTATGCAATTTGCACATACTCAATTATGAAAGTAAAAGAACCTGCTGTCGTAGCATCTACAGTATTTGTGATGTTACAAAAAATTGTTATTTCTGTGTCTGTATACTGAACAGAAGCCGGGGCTGTTGTGCCATCCTGTGTTTGAAGAACCAAAGCCGTCACAGTTACGTTGTGAACAACAACGGTTGTACCGCCATCAAGGATTTCATCAGTCTGAGCTGCAACAATTTGTGCGCCAGAAGAGGACGTACCAACTTCATAACCAATGTCTCCTGTTCCGATAACTGGAGCAACGTCACAAAATATCTTAATGTCTGTAATGATTGTGTTTGCGGGTTGAGTAAATTCTCCAATAGTAGGACTATCTCCCGCAGTTGTATTAACAGTAACGCCCGTAGCAAAACCAACGTGCTTTACAAATTTGTTGGTTACAATACCCGTTGAAGCAATAGAAGCAACATCAGTATATGCACCAGTTGTTGCATTTTTGGAAACAACTTTAAAACCGTTTTCAGAGCGAACTGCTCCTGTAAATGTAGTATTAGCCATGTACACTCTCCTGTCTTGGCAAATGTCAACCGCATTGCACGGTTGTCAGAAGATTATCTTCTGAGGAGATTATACAGTAAAAAGTAAGAGGCGACAAGTGTCGCCTCTTATTATTTTTATTTATGCACCCGGAGTACCGAATACAGATCTCCAATCGGAAACACCGAAAGAATATCTTTCACGAGCTTTAAATCTCATGTTTCCAGTATCAAAATCCCCTTCCATAGCTGTTTTTATAGCAGCTCTGTTAAACATTTTGAAACCGTTTGGAGCATCAGTCTTAATGAAGAAAGCATCTGTGTCCGTCAAAAAGTGGTTAACGACGGCACCTTCAGGAAGCATACCCATGCTTCTGTTGGCGTTAATATCGTTATCCGCTGTTCCTGAACGTAGATTAGAGTTCATTACTCTCTCTGCAATAAACTGCAATTCTTTTGGAATAATTAACTTCATTCCTCTAACTGCAATTTTAAGTCCTCTTTCATCAGTAAAACCTGCAATATCTATTAACATCTGCTCTAATGAAGTCTCATTAAGATCTGCCGCAGTTGCTAAAAGGTTAGTTTGGTTTCCTGATAAGGAAGGATGCGCGGTAGAGCATAAAGCTACTCCGTCACCTATTGCACTAGCTCCCGCAGTAAAAGCATTATTCAAAATAGCTGCTGCTTTTATTTGCTTTGTTTGAGCCATAGAGCGAGCTAACGCTTTCGTATAACGAGAAGCTAGACGATCATAAAGATTATCTTCAATAGCCTCTTCTGTTATAGAGAACGCTAAAGCAATAGTCTCATGCGTATACCTAGCTGTGTAGGCTTCTTGTGCATCATCGAAACTAATTGCTCCACCCTCTGACTTTACAGGTGCAGTCGAAAAGCCACCAAGCATCACTTCTTCTTCAAAAGCTCTGTCTGATGATTCTTCTTCAAAGATTTCAGCATGCTCGTTTTCATAACGATCATACTCTAGTCCAAACAAGGCGTTAAGGCCCGGTTCAAGCTCTTTCGCTAATTGTGCGCGAGTTATAGCCATATTTTAAGCTCCTTATACGCCAGTTGTAGAAACAGTGGCAGCAGCAATGGAGCCAGTAGGCGCATTGAAGTGGTTGTTTATACGAACAATTAATGGAATACCAGCAGCCGTGAAATCAGAATTAGCAGGATCATCTAAGACCCCCATAATCCTAAGAGCCAACGTGTTGGTGGTTGCGATAGTGTTTAAATCCGCAGTCGCAGAAGAAACACCAGTTGTGGTAGATCCGCTATTACCTGTTGCAAACGCAATGTTTGCAAAAACCGCTGCACGAATTTCCGCTTCAGTGTTTGCCGCAGCCACTACATTAGAAGTAGCGATACGAAACAACTGATTTGGATCATCATACAAAAAAGCTTTGACGGGAAAATCAGAGTCCGCGCCAGAACCCGGCCAGAAATTAGAGAATACTGGTTTACCAGTTGTACTAGAAACGTATTCACATCCGCCAAAAACACCACAAATAGCGACGTTACCACCGGCAGCTGCCTGTAGATCGTCAATAACTCCCGCAGCCAACGGAATAACCGCCATGCCTTGAAAAATTGGGTTGCTGTTGTCAGACGCAATACGATACTCAGTCAAACCCGTAGACGAGACTGAAGAGCCTTGCCTAGATAACGGGCGTAAACCATATGAGGTATCTGTATTAGCCATAGAATTTATATTCCTCTAAGTTGAGGTAGCCCTAACCTTTATCGTTTCTTGGAGGACCACCGAAGGTTACACGAGATTGACGATTTGGTTTAGAAATCGTCATGGTTGAATGTGCATTCTCTCGCATCATGTCATAGTCCACAGCTTCCATTTGATCGTGATTTTTTGAAGCAAAATAATCAGACCGTTCTTTTACTGTTTCCATAGGAATGCGAGCAAGCATCAATCCTCCAACACCAAAAACTCCTTCATACTTACCTGATTCAATAACAGGGGATTCAAAGTCAGGAAACTCATCCTTACGAACTAATTCCCAACCCTCACGCATTTTAGCACTAATATTCTTAGAGTCATCAAATCCGCGAGTTTCTGCCCTAATCCAACGATGTCGAAAACCGTCGGGTGCAGGTGGAGCCTCTAACATGGAGGGTGGAGCCCACGGCCTGCGTTTAGCCGTCTTCTCTCTGGTTTCATTTGCGCGAGAAGTTCTCTTAATTGGTTGATCTATATTTTCAATGCTCATAAAATTACTCCTTAACGTATTTCGCATATTCTTCAAGCGGCACACCCAATTTCTTTGCTATTGCAACTTGGCTAGGGGTGAGTCTAACCTTTTTCCCACTACTGCGTCCAGAACTTCGTGAAACACTAGCAACAGTCTGAACGGGTCTTCTGCTCGTGCCTTTAGTCGGCATATTAAACTTATCTTCAATACGTCGATCTAACTCAGTATAATACTCATCGCTTCTGGGGTCAAACCCTTCTTCTTCTACAAGGCGTTTATGTATGCCAAAAGAAGCAAAAGTCATGGCCTCATCTTGTCCAAACCAATCATTATTGCTTGCCCAATCCTCTGCTTTTGGATCGGGTCTTCGTACCTGTTGTTGTTGTTGTACAGGCGGTTGCGGGGCATAAGCCTGTTGCTGTTTTACCGCGTTTTGCCGTTCCTGTTGCGCTTTTGCCTGATTTAACTGACTATTTTGCACGGAAAGTTCCGCAATTTGCTTGTTCGCCACAACCGCAGCTGCCGAATCACCTATCTCCATAGCTCTGGCTAAATCTTTCTCCGCCTGAGACATTTGACTCTTAACACGGTTATCATATTCATTTATATAGCTAGTATCTAAATTATTAAGGCGAGCTTTAAGATTGTTAGACTCATTTTGCACGTTCTTCGCATAATTTACAGCTTCCTGCTCTCGTCTTTCCGCCTCTCGCATCTTTTTTGTAAGAGAATTAATACGTTTCTGAGTAGCAGACTCCGCTTTTTCAAATTGGTCTTGTTCTGTCTCCGTCCTAGACGTTTCTACAGTATCCCCTTTATCCGCTTCTGATGAAACTTCTACTTCTACGTCTGTAGAATCCTCTAACTCTAGTTCTATCTGTTTATCTTCTGCCATTTCTACCTCCTAAAAGTGCAAAATATCTTCGGGATTTTTAATTTTAGCCAAAACCTCATCATCATTGAGTATTCTAACTTCACCC